CAACTAATTGTGATACAGTTCCTGAAGGTTTCACACAAGTAATAGCAGTAGCTTGGTTAACTCCTAGCATCTCTGCCCACTTCTTATTTGTCTTAATAGAATGTTCTTTTAAATTAATTAACATATCTTTTAAAACAGATTGATTAAATATATTTCCTGATAGAACTTCGTGGTCCATAATACCAGTTAACGAAACACCCAGTAATCTTTCTTCTTCAGTGTTATCTCTCCATTGTTTAGTTAAGTATCTAAAGTCTGATAGAGTTGACTGAAGTGTGCCAAAGATTGTAGCTATCTCTACCTTTTCTTTTAAAGTTTCTTCAGTATCATCAGGTCTTACAACCACTTCAGATAAATTACAAAATTGTTTATTTCGTAAAACTATTTCTGAACATGGATTAGTCCCAAAGTCAAAGTCACCTTCTCTTCTACCTGAACGTGTTGCCATCTTTTGTGATGCTACTCTATTAAATATACCACGTTCACCTGATTTAGAATCATAAAGAGATACCCACTCTTTCATAAATGTACCTATGTCAGGCTTCTCAGTATAGGCTACAGAGTTATTAGCATAACTTCTTTGTGGATTGTTGTCCCACCATTGACCAGTCTTCGCATCTCTCATTCTAATATCTGAAAGATTAGAAAGACTAATTAAAGCTGAACGTCTTACACCACCACAAACAACTACGTCTGCAATCTTACATACAATGTCGTGACATTCAATACTATTTAATTTTCTACCACTAGCTTTTTGAAATGTTTCAATACTAAATTTAAATAAATCTCTTAATGGGTCAGGACCACTGGCACGACCACCAAATGTTTTTAATTTAGCACCTGCAGGTCTAACAAGAGACATATCAAACTGTGGTATTTGTCCTGCGTAAAGCATAGCAACAAGTTCACGATAAGATTTTGCCCAGCCTATTTTACTATCTCTAACTTTAATAACTGTTTCAGTAGTATGAAACTTCTCTGCAATCTCAGGAAGTTTATCAACGTATTGTCTTTCAACACTGAACCCTACACCAGTACCACACATAAGTATATACATTATTTCATCAAAGGTTCTTACATTATCAATAGCAACATAAGAACAATTAAATCCTGCAACATTATCTTTATCAAGTGCAGCTCCTGCAGTCATCAAGGCTCTCATTGAAGGCATAACTTTTAATGTAGTGATGGCATCAACCCATCTATCTCTTTCCTTCTTATCTAATTTTTTATTTGTTAGTTTCTCATAACGTCCTTGCATATAACTAACATATCGTTCAACAGTTTCACTCCATGTTTCTCTTCTGTTTTCTTTTTCAATCCATCTCGCATAACGAGAGATAGCAATATAGTTTTGGTATTCAGTTGGTAACATGATTATTTCCCCTTTCTTTGTTTATTATTTTTTACTCTATCATAACTATCTTTATCTGTCAATATAGCATTTATATGTGTACGAATAAAGTTAGTTTTTTTTGAAGACAATATATCCATAGCTACCCTTCGCATATACGTAGGATTAATCTTAGCTGAATAACATATGTATTCAAAATCTTTTTTAGTTTCCCCAAAGTTTGAAGTGAACCATAGTATAGCTTCACGTTTATACTTTGAACTTTCCAAATCTCTTGTATCTTTTTGTGTAGCATCAAGTAATGCTTGTAAAATAACTGCAAGAAATAGACTCCTCTCAGCACTTGTTGAGCTGATAAAATTAGTTTCTGTCTGTTGTAAAAAATCTTCATACTCTTTTTGCATTATACCATTGTTTAGGAATACCATCACTTATCTTACAGTATTCAAAGTTATGTTTATCACACCATCCTGCATAAGTCATAGTGCCACCTTTGTTTAGTTTTTTATTTGGATTATCAAAAGCAAATCTAATTATAATATTAGGATTGGACTTTCTAAAAAACAAATGTTTCTTTCTCATCTCAATAGTTAACCTACCTTTAACTTCTATATAAGAACCATTAGGTAACAAGAAGTCAGGGCAATAAGTTTTATTTTCAAACCATTCATAACTATATTTATTAGGTTCATATTTAACTTTTACTTTTTTATCTTTAAAAAATTTATAAACTTTTTCTTCTGAACCACTTCTAAACTTCATTTAATATTCCTCATATGAAAATAGTTTCGTATATGTAGACAAGTAAATACTACACACATAATTAACATGTAATAACTATCAGATAATACTGACCATGTAATCCATATTATATTTGAAACCATACCATATAAGGGTGCATAGTTATCTTTGTTACCATACACCCAAACAGTAATCACTGCAGAAATTGCAGCTAGTAATTCAAATACACTAACCAATGTCATCTACTGCTACCTCTTGTACATCAGGTGTTCTAGCTACTGTAGTTAAGTATCTTGGTCCATTTGAATAGACAAATTTTCTAAGTCCTTTCCCACCATTAGCATCCTTCCAACAATCAACTTTATAAGCACAGTAGGAACAGCCAATATCAAGTTTACGATTACCACTAACACCATCTGCAATATCGTCATAACACTTGCTAGGAATTGTATCACTTGCGACAACATTTTTAAGATGTAAGACCCTATCTTTCGCATTTATCATCTCCATTTGATGGACAGGCATAAGACATATCCTGCCACTTTGTTTATCTATAGCAAGAAAAGCACCACCTTCTTTACCCTGTGCTTCAGCATAAGCTGAGAGTTGAGGTATATAACCAAAAGGGTCATCCTTTAATAATGAACGATTAGAAAATTTTTTAAATGAATAAGCACTAGCAGATTTACAATCTGTAATCACACCATCAATCTCACAATCTTGGTGTCCTAATACTCCTTCAATCTCTAATTCTTTTTGTTCATTCTTAACTTCATGTCCTGCAGTTTTTGCAAGAAGTAAAAGTAATTCTTCAAGCATATAACCATAAGCAAACTTTATCTTTGCCCAAGCAGGTAGCTTTTCTTTTTTTATATCTCTTGATTGATACCAGACCTGTCTATCAGGTTTACCAATCTGAGACATTCTTAAATTATTATTCTCAGAATATTTGTCAAATAACGACATGATATTTATTTTGATATTTTCTGCGAATGATTCAACATCTTTCATTGATGGTTGTTTACCTTCAGAGATAGTATCGTACATGTCTTTAACTAGAGTATCAATTTTTTTCATTAGACAAAAAAGGGACGCAGTTATTAGCCACGTCCCCCTCTATTTATTTATTGTTAGGCTACGTTTGTAGCAAAGTCATTAGACTCTTCACCTTCTTTAGGTATTTCCTGGAAAGCTTCGTCAACTTCTTTGTCAACATAAGGTACTAAGTCAACAACTTGAACGGCTTGTAGTTCAGCACTCTTACCTGAGTTACCTCCCCACTTCCAATCGTACATTCTATAAAGAACATTTACGTTAGAACCATTACCAATAAGAACCCCTTCCAAAGGACGTTTCATATTGTCCTTGATTTCAGGTGCTCTATTTTGAGTACCATCTTTGCGAGTAGCTTTTCTCTTAATAGTAACAAAGTCTCCTCTTTCGTCTCCTTTGTTTTTAACAGACAGTCCATCAGATTCAGCTTTCTTTTTGTTTTCAGCATCAACTGATACATCTATACTGTACACTCCACCCTCCTCAAACTTAGTGCTAGGTGCTACAACTTGTGCCCAGTAAGATTTTCCATTTATTACAGTCATTTTCGTACTCCTTTCATAATTGTCATTTGAATATGACTTATTTTAAATATTAATTATATTTCATTATATTAACATTGTCAAGAACTTTTTACATTTACTTCTCCTTTTAATTAGTGTGTCTCTGCCCAACTCAAACCAGTCTTAAACTCTGCGTCCAGTGGGCATTTCAGGGTTAACTCTTCAGTAGTATTTTGAATGGCAGTCTTTACAATCCTACCCATTTCTTCTACATCTTTTTTGTGTACTTCAAATTGATACTCATCATGTATTGAAGCTACAAGTTTAGAATCAATACCTGATTTATTTATTAAGTTTATCATTTGTCTTAACCAAACTTTACAAGCTATTGCTCCTGCACCTTGAACAATAGTATTAACTGCTTTGTGTGGTGAACGTACATTAAATAATCTACCATCTAACCCTCTTACCTTACCCATAGTTGAGGCTTCTTCTACTTGGTTTCTAAAGTTTTTTAATTTAGGTAGTTCAGATAAAAATTTATCAATAAGTTTTTTACCAACTGACATATCTTTTGAACCAACTATTTGTGCAATCTTTTTTGCACCTGCTCCAAATAAAAAAGCATAGATAAAAGTTTTAGCTTGGTCTCTATTTGTAAGTCCTGCCATGCTCATGTTTCTTGTATGAATATCTCCATTTAATATTTCATTTGTGTACTCAGGTGTATCAATATAATGTGCTAACATTCTTAACTCTAATCCTGAAGCATCAGTACCAAAGATAACGTGAGTATTAGGTTTATCTGTGGTCCATACTTCTCTACACTCTTTACCATAAGGTGAATAAACTGCAGGAACTTGAGCCATGTTTGGAGAGTGGTGACTCATTCTACCTGACACACAACGTAAAGTTAAAACTCTACCATGCACTCTACTTGTTTTATCATTCACAACATCTAACCAAGATGTTATTTGAGAAGTTCTTTTCTTTAATAATAAATATTCAGATATAAGTTTAGCTTCAGCTATATCTTTTATCTTAGATAGAACACCTTCATCTACAATGGGTGAACCTTTATCAGTAAACTTATTTGGTTTCCAACCTAGCTTCATAAGTCTTTCAGCTATTTGTTTACGAGATGCAAGATTAAATTCTTGATGACTAACTTTAGTAAAAGGTACACCTTTAACATAACCACGAGACTTATTATTTACTTTAGGTATAAACTGTTCTTCAATCTTTAATGGTGGAAAAGTTTTATGTACTTCTTTTTCTAACTGTTCAGCTTTATCTTCAAGCATTGCATGTAGACTACTTGCTTTTTTTTGGTCTAAATAAAAACCATTGTTCTCTTGTTTAGTTATGATTGAACGTATATCATGTTCAAGTCTTAAAGATTTTCTAGAAAAGTTTTTACCTTCAACAATTAATCTTTTATAAACTTGGTGAGTTACATCAACATCTCTTTTACAATACGTTAACATCTCTTGACTAAACTGTGAGAAGTTATTGAACTCAATTTTATTTAAACCAATACGTTCACCCCAGGAATCAAGTGAATGACCCTTCTCTCTTTCAGGATTGTACAACTGTGACATGATTAATGTATCAGTTATTTGTCCAATAGTTATTTTTGTATTGAGTAATCTGTTTAGAACTGGTGCGTCAAATGAAACACCATTATGCATTATAATTTCTTTACAATGATTGTTAATAAAGTTAGGTAATTTAGTGTAACAATCTTCACCTACAAATGAATAGGTTTTATTTTCATCAATGTTCTTAGCAACAACACAATGAATATTCTTTGCATCAAGTGAATCAGTTTCAATGTCTAGTATTACTCTCATTTAACCTGAATATAATCTTTTATTGTTTGTATTGCAAATAGTTTTTGTAAATTAATTAGGTACATCTTTGAAGCATTATGGTCTCCACCACTTACTGAGACTTTCCTATCTAAAGAATTAATAATCTTTTTTAAACTGTCAGTTTTAAATACTAACGTGGCATAAACATCATCACCCACACAAAGATTATGAAACCAGTAGTCAGCTTCAGTTGCATTGATACCTGAAGGTTTACCATAACTCTCATATTCAATCGCAATGTTACCAGTTTTTTGCCATACATCACGTTCAGATTTTACCTCAATCTTTTTATCCTGAAGCATATCCTTTATGGCATCTTCTCTGACTTGACCATAAGCTAAGTCAAGGTCAAACTTTTTTCTATTATCTTTAGTTGGTTTCATTGTCATTATCTTTTTCCTTGAAAGGGTTTTCTATTTCAGTCATACGTCCATTTTCTTTTGACCATAAAAGATAAGAAGCAATACCAGTAATACCTGCATATCTATTCTTCAATACTCTAATGATTGAGGTGTTAGCTGATACTTCATCTTCTTCTTGTTGGTTTCTTTCCATACCAATTACTGCATCAGATAATTGAGCAATGGCATGTGAGCCTCTCAAATGAGAAAGAGAAACTTGCTTACCTTCTTCGTGTCCCTTATCATTATCAAGTCTTCTTAGATGTGAAACTAAAAACATTCCTACTTTTGTTTCGTGGCAAAGACCTCTGAGTTTAGTCATTAATAAATCAATTGCTTTTCTCTCATTATTATCTTCACGAGCTGACATAATTAAACTAAGATGGTCAATAAATATCCATTTACAATCACACCCTTTAGCCATAAAACGTATACGAGCCATGATTTGTTCGTCACTTAAAGAGCCAAATGAATTATTATAGATAGTTAATCTATCACTATCAAACTCGTCAACAACTTTATTCAAGTCTTCAATGTTTTCTTTTTCCCATACTTCATCAAGATGTAATTGTTTATTGGTATGTATACCTAACACACCCTGTAAAGTTCTTTCTGCATCTTCTTCAAGAAATATTAAACCAATATTATCTTGAGTTGTTTTCCAAAAATGATAGACTAATTCTCGCATGAATGATGACTTACCCATACCAGTCCCTGAAGTAATCGTTACAAGTTCTCCAGTCCTTGCACCATAAAGCTTTTCATTTAGTCCATCAAAAGGATAAGGACAAGTCTTTCTATCTTTCTTTTTCCAAAGATTATCTCTTATATCTGATACTCTAAGTATACCTTCAGGTGTGTGTGACTTTGCATTCCACCAACACTGAACAAACTTTTGTCTTTGTCCTGCCCTGAGATATTCATTAGCATCTTTTAATTCCATATTAACAATCTTACATTTGTTAGGTGAAAATATTTCTGCTACTTTATTTGCAGTTGCCTTACCTATATTGTCATTGTCAAAACAAATAATTATATTTTCAAAACTATCTAGGTATTCAAAGTTCTGTTTACAATCTCTAACTGCTGACTGAACTCCATTTTTAATTGATACTGATGCCCACTTAGAACCCATCATCTCATAGGCAGATAAGGCATCACACTCACCCTCACATATGGTGATGTACTTTTGACCACCACTAAATAACTGTTGACCAAATAATTGTGACAATCCAAAGTTACCTTGAGCAGTAAACTCTTTTGGTAAAGTTCTAATCTTATTTGCTACATGTTTTTTATCTGAACTAAAATAAGGATAGACATGCTTAGTTATCATACCATTGGTAGTCAGAGTTGTTACTCCATACTTACTAGCAGTTTCCTGGGATATACCTCTATCTTTTAATGATGTTGTTTGACCAACATATAAATCGTTATTCATAGTATTTTTCATTGGTGTTGCTACTCCTTCAGCTTTTTCATAGTACCCACAGTCAGGTGTAAAACAATGTGCATGACCATCAGTGTATCGTGCTAAATTATTTTTACTCCCACATTTTGGACATGCTTCGTGCTTTAAAAATTTACTTTCCATTTTTAACATTTAAACCCCCTAAAAAATTATAGTTAAATAAAATAAAGCAACTGAAAATATTGCTAAACAAAGTTCAATTATTTTTCTCATATAAACCCCTAGTGTAATTTGTCATTATCATTTTTATCGTACATAAACTCAAAGATTTCATCACCTTCAGTTGGTTCTTCTCCCATACCTAATGCTATAAGTTCTTGAGCAGTATCATTTAATGCGTTCTGCATTGTAAGAAAACCATAGTAATCTTTTTCAGCTTTGGTTATGGCTGTAATTGCTAATGCTCTTGCCATTAAGTAAACAGTTTCAGGTGAATCATATTTAATTATTAACTCCATAATTATTTTATGGATAGCCATAACTACTTCTTCACGTTCTTTTATTGTTAACTTTTTTAGTTCCACTATCAACTCCTTCCATCATTTCAACAAAACCATTTATATCTTTCAATGGAACTTGTTTAATATTTGTTTCACCACTCATAGTTAATATATTATCTACAAGAGATGTTGGT